ATTATGAGATTGCTCAATTAGAAAAATCAGGTATGGCTAAATTAGCATCAGGACAACAAATAGATCAAACAACAGCAGCTCCATTATCTAGATCTTGGCCAGACTATGCGGCCAAAAGTTTGTTAAGAACAATGGCAGAAAGAAATATTAATGCGTTATCTATTGTACCATCATCTATGAACAAAGGAGTTAAGATGCCTGGTTCATCACAATTAGGAGATGAGATTAATTATGGTTTAATGGATGGTAAAGCAATGATTAGAACTCAAGATGGAACTTTAAAAAAAACAAACCAACTAGCTGCTAATGTAGCTCCTTTTGCAAAACTAGCAAAACAATATGGAGCTAAGTTTGAGATGGCTCCTATGCCTAAAAGTAATCCAGATAAACGTTTTAAAGTAATAGCTGAATATTCTAGTGAGTCAGGAAGAACAACTAAAAACAGCCAAAATGGTAGAAGGCATTATAATAAAAAAATAGGTGATAATTATATATATGATGATCATATTGGTGCTGCTAATACTAGAGAAGAAGCAGAACAAATTTTAGCTATAAGAAAAAGTAATACTGATCCAGGAGCTAAATTTAAAATTGTAGAGATGGGTCCAGAAAATCCAGATCTATATGAAATGGTTCCTACATTCATAGCATCAGATGATGTGTTAAAGAAGTTTTTGTTGCCAATGAAAGCTTATATGTATCAAGGTGGGTTTGTAGACAAGATAAATATATTTAAAGGCCTATTATAGATTTTGTTCACAAAATGCTTTACACTGTATAGATAATTCTATAGGAGGAAATAATGAGTCTAAAAAAGAAATTAAAAAAAGTAGGTAAGGCTGCGGCCATTGCTGGTGCTGCTTACCTAGCAACCAAAGCCATGTCAGGAGCTGGAGCTGGAGTAAATGTAGACAAGGGTAGAGGAAGCGCATTAAGCCAAAGATACAGAAAACCATATAAAGACGCTATCATGAGCGGTGGCAAAGGCACTCAAAAAGGTAGCATGAGTATTATGCAAAAATTATCAAACACTGCAGCAAAAGTAAAAGACAGTACAAGTAAATTTGCTAAGAGTGCAGGAGCTGCTACTCAAAAAGTTATAAAACAAAATGTTAATTTAAAACGTGGACCTGGAATTAAAAAAACTGATTCATTAGCTAGTCCAGTATTAAGTGGAAATGTTTTTGGATTAGGAGATATGGACGGAGCTAAAGCTGGCGGAATGATGTATGCAAAAAATGGTACATACGTTAAAGCTAAATGTAAATTAGGAAGAAATAAAAAAACATTAATTACATAATAAATGGCTATTGAAACTGAAAACCCAATCAACGAAGAAGTTGAAGTTGAGGAGGAAGCAGTTGTTCAACTACCACCTGAAGAAGGTGAAGAGATAACTGAAGAACCTGAACAGGACTTCTATGCAAATATTGCAGAGACAATTGATGACAAAGCATTATCACAATTAGCTTCAGATTTAATTACTGAATATCAAAGTGATAAAGAATCTAGAAAAGAATGGGAAGACACCTATAGAAATGGTTTAGATCTTTTAGGATTTAAATACAAGTCAACTACTCAACCATTCAAAGGAGCTAGCAATGTCACTCACCCTCTATTGTCAGAAGCGGTTACTCAGTTTCAAGCCCAAGCTTATAAAGAACTTTTACCAAGTGATGGTCCAGTAAAAACTAAGATTGTTGGATTACAAAACGAAGCGGTAGAAGCTCAAGCTCAGAGAGTAAAAGATTTCATGAACTATCAGATCATGGAAAAAATGGAAGAGTATACTCCAGAGTTTGATCAATTATTATTTTACCTACCCCTTGCAGGTTCTGCATTCAAGAAGATATACTATGATGCTCTAATGGAAAGAGCTGTTTCAAAATTCATTCCTGCAGAAGATTTAGTGGTTCCTTACTTTGCAACCGATTTAAAAGATGCTCCTAGAATTACACACGTATTAAAACAATCAGAAAATGATTTATTAAAAAAGATGGCTACAGGATTCTACAGAGAAGTAGAGTTGATGAAACCAGAAAAGAAAGAAAATAAAATTCAAGATAAGTATAATGAGTTAGAAGGTGTTAAACCTGTTGAAACAAATGACTACATCTATAATGTTTTAGAGATGCATGTTGATTTAGATTTATCAGATTACATTGCAGAAAATGAAGAAGACAAAATTAATATTAAAATTCCTTACATTGTAACTATAGAAGAATCTACAAGAAAGGTTTTATCTATTTACAGAAACTATAAACCTGAAGATACAAAATTTACTAGATGTGAATACTTCTCTCATTACAAATTCTTACCTGGTTTAGGATTTTATGGATTTGGATTAATTCACATGATCGGTGGCCTGTCACGAACAGCAACTACTGCATTAAGACAATTACTAGATGCAGGAACATTATCTAATTTACCTGCTGGATTTAAGTCTAGAGGTATGAGAATTAGAGATGATGACCAACCAATACAGCCTGGAGAGTTTAGAGATGTTGATGCACCTGGCGGAAACATTAGAGATCAGTTTCAATTACTACCTTTTAAAGAACCAAGCACAACTTTATTTAACCTTTTAGGTTTTTGTGTTGATGCAGGAAGAAGATTTGCATCAATTGCTGACCAACAAGTAGGTGATGGCAACCAAGCCGCCGCTGTTGGAACTACAATTGCTCTTTTAGAGAGAGGTTCTAGAGTAATGTCAGCTATTCATAAGCGTTGTTACTATGCAATGAAGCAAGAATTTAAACTTTTAGGTAAAGTTATTGCCGATTATCTACCACCTGAGTATCCATACTCAGTTTATGGTGCCGAAAGAATGATAAAAATGATGGATTTTGACGACAGAGTAGATATTTTACCTGTTGCAGACCCAAATATCTTCTCCACAGACACAATTACAAATTGCACAGTCAAATCCACAACTTCACAACTTACATGAGGCTTACAGACGTGTTTATGAAGCTTTAGGCACTAAAGAAATACCTCAAATACTAAAACCAGACCCAAAACCGTTTCCAAAAGACCCTGCAATAGAAAATATGGAGGCATTACAGTCATTACCGATGACAGCTTTCCCAGAACAAGACCATGATGCTCACATTGCAGCGCATTCTGCGTTTATGAGAACTAGAATGGTGCAAATTAACCCAATGGTGTATGCAAATCTACAAGGACACATCTCTCAACACGTATCTATGAAAGCTTCTGCTGAAGTTATGGCTATGATGCAACAAGATCCACAAATGATGGAGTTGATGCAACAAAACCAACAACAATTTAGAGCAATGTTTGATTCAGAGGTAGCAAAAAGAGTTGCACAGATAACTGCAGAGCTTGCACAGAACGAAACTATGCTTGATAGTCAAAAACAAGACCCTGTTGTTATGTTAAAACAAAGAGAACTAGATTTAAGAGCTATGGATTTACAACGTAGGGCAGAAGAGGGTAATATGAAGATAGAAAATCAAGAGGGTCAATTCGATGAAAGATTAGATTTTGATAGATTAAAATTAGAAACACAAGACGAGCAATCTGATAAAAGATTAGACCTTGCTCGAGAAAAAATGGAGAAACAAAATGTCGGGAAAAAAACACGGACTACAAGATAAGTATAAAAAATTAAAAATGGGTGGAATGATGTACTACAGTAAAGGTGCACTTTCTGAAAAACAAAAAGTAATTGCTTCTAAAGCACCTCCTTTTGATAAAATAGATGGAAAAGATTTTGCAAAAATGAAAGAAGAGAAAAAACCTGTAAAAGCATTTATGGGATTAGCTGTAGAAGGCTTTAAAAAAGCAAAAGATAAAGGTGCTAAAGGACCTGAATTAGTATCTCCTTTATTAATGGCAAAAAAACTTTTTAATAAATAATGACTAAAAAAAATAAAGTTTCTGGCAAAAGATCAGGGCCACCACCTTTGAGTGGCCCAAACCCCCAAGTTCCTCCTGTTAAACTAAATAGTGGAGGAGAAATGGTTTGTCCTCATAGACCTGATGGTATTAGAGGTATGGGTGCTGCTATTAAAGGAATGAAATTTATAGGAGTTAGATAATGTGGTTAAGTGCAATTAAACTAGCTGTAAATGCAGGTTCACACATTTACAAAAAGAAACAAGAAACTAAGATGATGATGGCTAACGCACAAGCTAAACATGCAGAAAAAATGGCGAACGGAGAATTAGAATACTCTGGAAAATTACTAGAAGCTAGACAATCGGACTGGAAAGACGAGGCGGTTTTGGTAATTCTCACGTTGCCAATTTTGGTAATCGCTTGGGGTGTATTTTCAGATGACCCTAATGCTTCTGCAAAAATAAAAGAATTCTTTGAACAATTCCAGCAGCTCCCGAGCTGGTTCACAAATCTCTGGATCCTTGTCGTGGCGAGTATTTATGGGATAAAGGGAACTCAAATATTTAAGGGAGGCAAGAAATGAACCTAGAAAGAGATTTACAAAAACTTAGAAAACAAAAACAAATGAAAGATTCTGCTGTAGCACAACTTAGAAAAAGAAGTAAGGATTCTGTAGCTAGACCTAGAGCAGAAAAAAATATTTTATCAACTAGTCCAGAAATGCAAAAAATATAATGTGGAATTGGTTAAAAAAATTATTTACTCCTAAAAAACAAACACACAGTGATGACGTTTTAGATCAAATGAGTAAAGCTGACAGAAGAAAACTAAAAGCAGAAGGTAAAATCAAGTCTATTTACAAACCTTATTATTAGTATATAAGTTTTTAATGATCATAGACTATCCATTGATAAGAAGAGTAACTGAGAAAAGAATAGAATCTTTAAAAGAAACTCTAGTGTATACCGTTGACAATTTAGAACAACTTCACTATATTAGAGGACAAATCAAAGGCCTAGAGTCTTTGCTTCAGGATCTTAAAG